GTTGGCATAAAGCCATGAGTGGATATGCGACACCGAGTATCGGGCCATATCCTAGCGAAATTCCATGGGCAGTCAATGATTATCTAGTACCTCTTATAGGAGTTATTAGGAAAAGTGATATGTGGCAACAGTTGAGACCCTTATCTAAAGAACATACTCTATGCGGACAAGACGGAGTACGTTTCATAGATAAGATGCCCAGAAACAAATCGGTGGGTTTCCCAGAAGGAGGTCTTATGTTGAAACATATGACACCTAGCGAGATAGAATATGTAGATATTAGTGATCCATACGATTTAGACAACAAATATTGGGAAGAAGTCAATCACATGGAGGATTGTGCACTTAAGGGAGAGCGTTCATATCCTATTTTTAAGGCATCTTTAAAAGATGAGCCTACGAAAATTACTAAAGATAAGGTTAGAGTATTTACCGGTGCGTCCATGGCACAAAAATTACTCATTAGGAAATATTTCCTACCTTTGACACGTATTATCTGTCACAACAGTTTACTGTCAGAATGCGCTGTTGGTATAAATGCCGGTTCACCAGAATGGGATCAAATGCATAAGCACATTACACAACACGGCAACGATAGATGTGTAGCCGGGGATTTTTCGGCATATGATCAACGCATGTCTGCCAGTATTACGATAGCGGCATTTGATATTCTTATTCAAATGGCCCGCGAATGTGGTTATGCTAAGAGGATTTAATTATTATGCAATTTATCGTGTCGGATATTATTAGTCCTATGGTGGCATATAATGGCACACTTGTGACGTTTCTTGCTGGTAATCCATCTGGCCAGAACCTTACTGTTTTTATTAATTCGTTAGCTAATTCCTTATTGTATAGATTAGCCTACAGGACTGCATCCAAAATACACAATCCACCACCGTTTAGACATTATATCGCGGCCATGTTTTATGGCGACGATTCTGTGGGATGTGTGTCGAAGGAATGCACGTTTTTTAACAATATTGAAATGAGTAAAAAGATGGATGAAATTGGGATGGTTTTTACACCGCCAGATAAGAGTTCTGAACACACTGCTTTTATGAAGGGTGATGTAGAATTTTTGAAGCGTACTAGTGTATATATACCCGAACTTAGACATTATGTTGGTAAATTAGATGAAATGTCGATATATAAAAGTCTCCATTCTGTATTAAGGAGCAAAGAATGTAATATATTAGACCAATGCTCCCAGAACATAGATGGAGCATTGAGAGAATATTTCTTTCATGGGAGAGAGAAAT